CCTCCATCATAAATCTATGGTTTGGTGTGCATTCAATGGTTGTACCATCTTCCATTACAAATTCAATAGTCTCTTCAAACCCATTAACAAATAATTTTGTTATTTTCTTTTCCTCATTTAAGTGATTATAAACTTTAATGTCTTCTGTTACATCATACCATTCACGATATTCATCTAATTTTTCACCTAAATTGATACCATTTTTTAAGAATATTTCATTTAGTGATAATACACCTAAATTAGTTTTAATTTCTGTTGATGGAACTTGACAACCTGAAGGTTTGACTGTGGTAGTTCTAGCAGCCTTATTAATCCCGATTAATTTAGCAGTTCTAGCATTCTCCTGTTTAACTACTTTAGCCGCAGCCACAAGGTCATATTTAAGTACTTCACCTGAACCAATCCCAGTCATACCAACACCAATAAGTGCATCTTTTTCAGTGGTTCTTTTCCAAATATCACGTAGATAATGAAAATTTGTATAACCAGCTTGAAGTGTTCCTATAAATGCCGCAGCTTTGCTTCTATCATTAAGGTCTTCTTGCGAAGAAATATCTGAAACATTAACCTCACAAAGATTACAGAATTGATAAGGTCTTAAACCAATTTCACAATTATGTGCTAATACGTCATTAGCGTAGAAGTTATGATTATCTTCAACTTCAATATCATAAACATCATGAGTTGTTTCTAAGTATTCTACATGTTTTAATTTTCCCATTTTATATTACTTTAAATTTTTTTAGTGTCTCTAACGATATTCCTTTATTTTTAGGGATGATGTTATCAACTTTAGCTTGTTTTGTTATTTTTTCAATCTCCATGAGATAGTTCTCAAAACTAATCTCATATGTACTCAGTATCTTGTTGATATATGTTACTAACTGATTCTTATAGGATGTACCACTTTCATGTTTACCATAGCCAGCAACGTTACTATACAACCAACTTCTTTTGCAATCACCTGAGCAGAATTCTTTATTAGTGTTCTTTCTTTTCTTAAAAGAACTTTCACAGTTCTTGCAGGTAATTTCACAGACGGGGTTAATCTTATCAGTGTATTCCTTACGTTTGAGCGATACCACTTGTCTTTTGTTCAGTCCTTCTTCACTATTCCAATACTCATTCTGAACCTCAGACATCATCTTCAAATATTCAATATTCCTACACCTATCCTTTGCTTTTTTAGAAATCAAATTCTTGGTGGTATCTGAATGTTTAAGATTATACATCGGATTATTCTTGCCACTGACATCAGATATATTGTCATATTGTTCTACCGATGTCCGTACCCATTCGTTTATCTCATTCTCCAATGAATACTTTTTAATTGTACTCATCTGCTTCCAGACAACACTGTAATCAATTCCTAACCCATCAAAATAATTCTTGTAAGTCTTGAGATAGGTTAACGCTGTCGTCTTATCATCAAGCCCCTTAACTTCTACAATTGTTTTAATATTACTGTAATTTGAATTATAAATGAAGAAATCTGGTTTGTATTTAACACCATTAACTTCATAAGTAATTACCTCCAACAAATATGGTATTCTATCATAATCCAACTTTCTAGCATAAATAAATTCTGCCTTACTCCTTAAAAATACATACTTACCATCCCATGTTGTATGATATCCAATGTATCCTCGATTGTTACCATTACCCTTTTTAACCTTTCCACCTATTCCCATATAATTATCATTTATTATAAATATACGGGATAGGGTTAAAAGTTAGCAATTCTGTTGTTTAACACTAAAATAGATTTGGATATTATCATTTTCATCCAAATCCTTAGCCTCAATCCAACCTCTGTTTGTCGTGTAAAACTTATGGTCATCAGTGCTGGTCACAGTATACTCAACACCATCTTCCTCGATGGTCAGTTTTAAAACTTTAGCATCTTTCTTAGTTAATAACCCAGCAACTACGGTTTTCAACTCTATTTTATTAGCCTCTTCGTTGAAGGTTTCCACCTTGCAAACACCACCGTTTTCAACAAGTTCAACTATTTCCCTTATGGTTTTCTTACCGTCTTCACAACGAATTTCTGTATCACCGATAAGGCAACAAGGGTTAGTTCCCCAATCTTTATCATTTGAGAAATAAACACCAGGTTCACCAGCGTTGCTATCTTCAATCTTTTTCCACAATTGAATAAATTCTTCTTGTTTAATCTTATGTCTTAATATTACTGCTGAGTTATTAGCACGACCTCTTTGTGGATTTAACTCCCACCAAGCACCTGATTTAGCTGAAAGCATATCTTCATCATCTAAAGAAAATAATGAAATTAGTGCCGCTCTACGAATACCGCCAGTCAAAACTGCATCAGCGATAAAACAAACTATATCATGAACTTCTATTGGTTCTAATTTTGAACCATCTTCTTTCGCATCCAATATCTTTTTGATATGGTGAATACAATCCTTAAGTGGTTGAGGACCTGGTGCTTTACCACCGCTTGTTATTAAGGCTGCACCTTTTTGACGAATATCAGAATAATCAAAATCTGGTGTTGAAAGACCTTCAAAATAACATCTCATGAGGTTTTTTATCGCATCAGCCCATCCTTCAATAGAATCACCAATAAGGTATCTCCTACTTCTAGTAGGATTTGGTTTTCTGATTTCTGGAAGTTGCTCAACATGATGTCTTTGAACTGAGAATCCTACTCCAGTACCGCCCAATAGAAGAAACATAGTTTCACTAAATGCTCTCCAATCATCAATTGGTAAATAAGCACAATTACCAGTAACAATACCACCACCCAAGACAAAACTTCTATCATCTTCAACTTCTAAACACCAAACAGATTCCATCATAAAAGTATTTTTAATTTCACTAGCACTCCAAGATGTATTAGGTCTACTACCAATATGATTTGTAATACTATATTTATATGTTTCTGGTCTTTCACCATAATTAGTGACTTGACCAGTTAAATCATCTTTATTTGTAATGTAATAACCACAAACGTCTAAATATTTTTCTAAGAATATTTGATGTTCATAATCAGATGATTGAATTTGTTTATATTTAGATAATGTGTTATTCTCATACCAATCAGGATTTTTATATGCATCAGCTGATAAATATCCATCCATAAAAGCTTTTATCATATCTAATCCATCAATTTCAATTGATGGAGCAGTTTTTAGATATTTTCCAGTATAAACCATTATATCACCTTCTAAACTATTTGATTCGGAACTTTCAAAACCCATTTCCTTAAATCTATAAAGAAATTTTAATGAATCGTCCCCACATAATCTAACCATGCTATATTTTGGTTCGCCATTCTTTTTCAAGATAGTACCATCACCAAAAACATAACCATAACACCAATAAAGTCTCTCCATTGGGGTTGCTGAATCATAATCAAAGTTTTTATTTTTTTGAGTTGGTAATAAAGGTTCATTTATATTTAAATCGGTAGTTTCAGTTCCATTAAATAATAACCATCTATGATTACTAGTTGCTCTAATTACTTTGGTACTTTTTCCACGTTTAAATGTTATTTTATTTAATTGTTGGTTGCCATAATTTTTAACTATGGCTTTTTTAAAAGACCCTGTATGTGTTAAAACAGTAACTTCATCACCATGGTTAAAATCTTTAAAAGATTTTAACCCATTAGCTGTAATAAACTCTGTTTCACGACCAAAACAGTTATATATTCTATTAGGGCTGATTTCAATTGGTTTACCACCAAATTGAAGGGACCTCATTGAAGGTAATACCTTCTTATCGTACACATACTCATATGCTTCCTCAATCTCTTGCACCAAATTTGGATATTTCCTTTGGTGCATTTCTTTATTACGTGTTACTAATTCTTGCCACGTTTCTCGTCTGTTAACATTCGGAGTATATTTAGCGTACTTCATATGTACGGTTATATCCGAAAGAATTTTTGTTGATAAATCCATTTTGTTTGTATTATTGTTTAATTATTTGGTGATGAAACATTGTTTTGGTCGCCAGTATTATTAAGCAATTTTTTTAAATCTTGCTGATGTTGAAGTGCTTTTGCAGCACGTAAAACATTTGAAGTTTCTTGTTCTTTCTTGTATTCGCCTTGAGTCTTACCAACCGTTGCTGCCGACATATCTATTTGAATTCTTGCGTTATCAAATACAATGTTGTCGAAGATGATACCATCCTTGCCAAATCTAGATTTAAGAATTGCCATATTGGCAGTTCCATTCTCTTTTTGTTCAAGGGTTTTTGCTATTGATACTACGAAGTGCCCTATTTGACCTTTTTTGATTGACCCACCCATTTGGTCTGATTGGACTACAGCTGCTGAAATTGAACTTCTATTACCTTGAACCGCTGTCCATCCAGCAATATTATATTCAGATAACATTGTTTCAAATTGTCTCATAACTTGTCCTTCACCAGCGTAAGTGTCTTCAAACAATCTTGAAGGTTGTACACAATCGATGTAATCCAATAAAATAATATCTGGTTTTACTCCTTGCGCTATCAACTTTTTTACATATTGCTTAATGATAGGTATGGTTGTACCATCACTTGGGAACTTCTTGAGAATCAAGACTCCCTTTTCACTTGATTTCTTTTCAGCTAATACCGTTAATTCCTCTTTATGAAGAGATAAATCGTTTAAGGCATATTTAGACCAACACGCTAAGTGTTTTCTCTGAATAACCTTAGGCATATCCTCAAAGAATATTTGTAAAACATTTTTTCCTAAATCTTTTGCTGTGTTAGCAATTTTGGTTATCATCGTTGTTTTACCCACAC